TATAATCAGTTGACCTGAATCTAGGAAAGTATTTATCGTTGAGCTCTAAAAAGTTTTTTACCATCCGATAGGTCTCCATTCTTTTTCTTGTTCTGGCTCTTTCACAGGTTCGTTAAAGTCATGCTGATTTAAAAATGTACTCATATGCTTACTTTTGGTTTTAGTCTTTTTACATTCAGCCAAATAAGATTTGATATGAGCAAATATTAAATCGTGGTCAAACTCTGACAATAGACGATCATATACTATAAACGCTTTTTTCTTTTCACCCTCTGGACATTCATACTTATTTTCACGGTAGTATTCCCACATCAGATTAAAAGCATCTGTATATATTATATTCTTATCATTCTTGTTTGTTGCCCTTTGTTTGCCCTTTGTTTGCCCTTTGTTTGCCCTTTGTTTGCCTTCTTGTTTGCCCTCTTCTTGTGTTTCTCCCTGATATTTATCATAATTAACAATAGTTAAGAGTGTAAATTTGTTTGTCGTTTTGATTGCCGTTTCTCCGGTTTTGCTTAATTTCTGCAATGCCCCTCGTACTTGTTTGCTTGAAAGGTTTGTGTGCTTACTTAATGATGATATGCTTGTCACTAATTCACCTCGCTTAATAGTGTGCCCTTTCCATTCTTTTTCCTTGTGGTTAGCGGTCAATAGCAAATGTAAAAACAGCACTTTGACATTATTGTCTCTGTACCATTCCCACTCTATAAATCGCCTGTGCATCCTAATCCAGCCCTGCATTTATCCCTCTGACTTTTCTATAATTTCATCAGTAATCAAACTTGATACATTAAGCATATTTTCTTCTATTAAAGTTACAATTTCCTCACGAGTAAAACATGGGGGGGTTATATCATGTTTTAAACTTTCAAGTGTCGCATAAATTATGCTTAACCCACTAATATTTTTACCTAATTTCATTATTTCATCATCATCATTAAAACTAATTATCATATCTTACTCCTTGCCGATAAAATCAATCTCGCCATTCGTGAACTGCTTAATTAGGATAGCCACGGGTTTAGTTGGTTTACTGTTGCCTTTGATTATCTGATAAAGCGCAGGGTAAGAAATACCAACCTGTTCAGCAATATACTGCTTTTTGTAGCCGTTCTTTTTAATCCATTCGTTTAGTTTATTGTGCATAATTTTTGCCTCCTGTTGTAAAGTATAGCTTTTGAAATGAAATGTCAACGATAAATATTAAGTAGGTTGATATTTTCCTGTTGACACCTGAAACCAGTGTGATATATTAAGTATATCAAAACGAGGTGGAGAGATGAAAAAAGTAATCTATTTGGGTTTTCAGAAAGAAAGATTTGAATATGAAACAATAGTAGAATTAAGAGCAGAAGCCAAGAAATACGATATTATTATTGGTCACGGTTGTGAGATTGGTAACGGTTGTATTCTTGGTAAAGGTTGTAAGATTGGTCACGGTTGTGAGTTTGGCAACGGTTGTAAGATTGGTGATTATTGTACGTTTGGTAACAGCTGTACGCTTGGTTTTAATTTAGTTTTAATGTCAAGAGCTAGAATAAAAAGTGAAACAAACATATACAAAATAATAAACCTATCAGGGTATTATAAATACCAAGCATCAGCAATCAAAACAAACACTGAAATTTTAATTCAGCTCGGTTGTTTTACCCGAAATATTTCAGAATGGGATAACAATTTTTGGAATAACGACATAGAATTTCCAGAAGGTTCACCACAAGGTCAAGAACGTTTAAACGCGTACCAAACTATCAAAGGAATAGCTGAAAAAGTTTTTAAACAATAACTAACAAAGAGAGGTGGAGAGATGAAAAAATTTAAGATATTTTGGCTTCATGGTGTCGAGGAAGAAATTGAAGGTTACGATATAGCCGATGCTTTCATGAGGGCTTGCTATGGTGGTGGTGCATTAAGAGCACTTGACTACTGGAAAGAGATAAAAGATAAAAGTGAAAACTCCAGCAATGACTAGTTTCGCAGAGTGCTTAGAAAACGCACAAAACAGACGGCTTGAAATAATCGCTATCGTAGATGATTTTATCGCAGGTGGTGAGTGGTACAAGCTGAAACAATGGCAAGAGTCGCAGGACGGCTTTACACGTGCTGTAGTGGCTGATTATATGAGAGAGCAAAATATTAATTATATGGTGATGAAAGGAGAGTAAAATGGAACGTAAACAAAAAAGAACATGTAAAGGTTGTAAAGGATTCTCATTCAATACTAAAACGTATAGTATTGGGTGTTATTTTCAGCACAAAGTGAAGGTTATTAATAATGATCTAGGAATGCATGAAAGTATGATACCACTTGAACCTTGTGCAAAGCCTAAAACACGCAAGGAATTCCGTGAATATTCTGATAAAATATATCGAGGTCATTACAAGCTGTAGTGGCTGATTATATGAGAGAGCAGAGATTAAATTATATGGTGATGAAATGAAATTGATACATTATGTTGGACAACCTAGCGTTGCATCTGAATTAACAGAGTTGGGCATAAAGTGCAGTTATAAAAGCAATTCGAAACGTGATATACTTAAAATAGAAAAAGATGGAGAATATCATGAAGTCCCGTCTTGTAGTGTGATAATGATTAACGGCAATAATATTGATATTCTGCCAGACTCAATATTGTATAAGAAATAAAAATCAGGGTATGAATGCCTTGACCATAAAAGGAGGGTGATAAGGTGACAAAAGAAGAATACACAGAAAAACTGACAGGTTTACACGAAAAACACAGACAAGAAAATTTAAAGCTTGATAGAGACTATGCACTTGCTAATAACACGGTGCAGGTCGGAGATATCATTACAGATCATATAGGGTCAATTCGTGTTGAGCAGATAAAATTTACAGTCGGCTTATCTTTTAGGGATTTCCCTTGTTGTGTTTATTTCGGCATAGTGCTTACGAAGTCAGGAAAGCCAAATAAGAGAGAAAAAAATGAGAACTGTTCATCAGACTAATTTAAAAGAGGTGTAATATGTATACAGTAGCAGAGGCGAGAGAGAAATGGTGTCCGTATCTTAAAGTCAGCACAAGTATATCTGGAAACAATAGAGACATCCAAATTAATAGACCTGATGAAATGCGTAATGGTGGATTGTGCATTGCTGATGAGTGCATGGCATGGCGAGTAGCTCCACAGCCTAGTAAAAAAGTGGTAAATTCGTTGTGTCCAGAATGTCAGGGTCACGGTATTAAATATTACGGAAACGATGATTTTCCTTGTGGGTGCATAACTTATGAAAAACTGCCAGATAAAGGCTACTGTGGTTTAGCAGGTAAGCCGTAATGAAAACCACATTCCGCTGTAACCTTTGCAAGTGCAGGTCAAAAAACAAATGCCTACTAGGGCATGAGATATATTACAGAGAGCCTGTTAGTGTACTATCCGGCTACTACACAGACTTTGACTGTAAGGATTATACAAAGACAGCTGAACAGGCTGAAAGAAAATTAAAGGAGTGGTAATGATTACAAGAAAAGAACCTATTGAGGATGTTTTTGACATTAAAGTATCGCATCCAATGAATGAAATAAAAGTTTCTGTATATGAGTTTAGACGCATAAGAAGTGAAGGAGCTAATACTATAGTCCCGCTTGATGACAATGTTTATGCTATAATGCGTGGCAATGATTTCAGAACTGTTAGAGTTGTTAAATATGATAAGACGTAAAGTCATAGCTCTTCTGGTTGTGCTACACTAAAAATCATGGTAGAATTAAATAGAGGTGAAAACATGAATATAATTAATCAGCATCACGGACAGAGATTCAGTCTGTATCATGCAGACTGTGTGGAAGTGGCAAAGAGTTTGCCAGATGAGAGTGTAGGATACTCAGTATTCAGCCCGCCATTTTCTAACCTGTTTACATATTCAAACAGTGATAGGGATATGGGCAACAGTAAGACAGATGAAGAATTTTTTACTCATTTCAGTTTTTTAATCAAAGATCTTTACAGAATAATGAAAAAAGGTAGGCTTGTTTCTATCCACTGCATGAACATCCCAGCAATGAAAGAAAGAGACGGCTATATAGGTGTAAAAGATTTTAGAGGCGATATTATACGAGCGTTTCAGAGAGAAGGCTTTATATATCATTCTGAAGTGCTTATATGGAAAAATCCACTTCTGGAAGCTACACGCACAAAGGCTCTTGGTCTGCTTCATAAGCAGCTTTGCAAAGATAGCTCTATGAGCCGTCAAGGGCTTCCCGATTATATAGTGACGATGAGAAAAGAAGGCGATAATCAAGATTTCATAAAGCATGATGAAGGATTTTCTCAATACTTTGGAAGTGGTGATTTTAAAGACGGGTCTGTATTATCTCACGAAATATGGAGGCGGTACGCTTCCCCCGTATGGTGGGATATAAGACAGAATTACACGCTTAATACTGAGCTTGCGAAGGAACACAGTTCAGAACGTCATATATGCCCATTGCAGCACGATACTATTAATCGCTGCTTGGCTCTCTGGTCTAATCCTGAAGATATAGTATTTACCCCTTTTTTAGGTATAGGTTCAGAAGTATTTAACGCTGTGAAGATGGGGCGTATCGGTATTGGTGCGGAACTGAAAGAATCATATTTCAACTGTGCTGTTGAAAACTGCGAAAAAGCAGAAGATGTCTTTTATAAGGGTGAACCTAAAGAAATGAGCATAGAAGATTTTATGGGTGATGATGATGAATAATTATGAATCATTTGTAAAATCAAAACTACTAAAACATGAACCATCAGGGCATAATTGCCAGATAGAGCTTAAAAAACCTTTCGACTTCCAGAAAGATATAATCAAGTGGGCTTTAAACATGGGTAAATCATGCGTGTTTGCAGATACCGGACTAGGCAAAACTGGGATCCAACTGCATTGGGCAAAAGACGTTAACCGAGAGACTAAAAAGCCAGTACTCGGACTCGCACCGCTCGCAGTGGCTAGGCAGACAGTGAAAGAATCTGAAAAGTTTGATTTACCTTGTAAATACGTTAGGTCTATGGACGATATAACCAGCGAAATCAACTACACTAATTATGAGATGTTACACCATTTTGACTTAACACAGTTCGGAGGCATAGTGCTTGATGAATCCAGCATATTGAAGGGATTTAATGGCACTGTCAGAAACAATATAATTGATTCAAGTTGTCAAATCCCTTATAGGCTTGCTTGTACAGCAACACCAGCACCAAATGACCTTCAAGAACTTGGAAATCACTGCGAATTCATGGGCATTATGTCGTTTACAGAAATGCGCTCCATGTTCTTTATAAACTCTGCTCAAACAGGCGAGGCGTGGAAACTTAAATATCATGCTGAATCTGAGTTCTGGGATTTTGTCGCTTCATGGGCTGTTATGCTTTCAGATCCTGCTGATTTAGGATACACAGAACAAAACTACAACTTACCACCGCTGAACTATCACAATATTGTTGTTGATGAAAGCGATATGCACATTTTCAATAATGACATATTAACTCTTTCAGATCGCAACAGGGTAAGACGTCAAAGTTTAGAATCACGTTGTCAGGCATCAGCTGAGATAGTTAATAACTCAGATGATATTCATATCGTATGGTGTAATCTGAATGACGAATCAAAAAGACTAACTGAGTTGATTGATGGAGCTGTTGAAGTAGCCGGGTGTCATGATAACGAGTATAAAGCGCAAAAGATGCTTGACTTCGCAGAAGGTAAGATTAAATGCCTTGTCACAAAACCAATTATAGCATCAATGGGTTTAAATCTACAGATATGTCATAAGCAAGTGTTCACCGGACTATCTGACTCTTACGAACAGTTTTATCAGGCTGTAAGACGTTGCTGGCGATTCGGTCAAAAGCACCCAGTTGATGTTTATATAGTCACTGCTCAAAAAGAGGGCGATGTATTAGAAAACGTCATGCGTAAAGAAAAGCAGCATGAACGCATGAAAAAAGAGATGGCGGAACGTGTTAAAAATATAACGCTTGCAAATCTTAGAGGCGTTGAACCGCAACGCACGGAATATACAGCCAATCAGAAAATTATACTTCCGAGGTTTATATGATCAGGCGTAAAGTAATAGCACTTCTCGTGATGCTACACGCATATTTAACCCAAGTCTCAGAGAAGTATCCAGAAGCTAAACAGGCTGAAAAACAATGCTTGTTTTTACTGTCTGCTGTGTCTGAAACGCTACCGCAAAACCTTAGAATGACGTTTAGCAGCCAGATTAGACGAGATTTTAACCGAGTGCCAAAAAGCGATATAATGACAGATGAACTGTTTATAGCATGTATAATAGATATGATAGCTAAACTCAAGCAAGTATGCTATGATAGTGATAATGACAGGCTAAAGGCTGTAGGTTCAGCAGTTGACAGCATATACAACGCTGTAGTTGACTGTGTAGAGCCTGACTACTCAGATATTGAAAAAGCGAGTAGTATAGTTGATGAATATTTTAAAAAGTTGAAAATATGAGTAATTTAAAACAACGCCAAGCATATCCATTAGATTTAAAAATAAAAATGAGCCAGAACCGTATTCATGAATGGTATAATCATTGGAACGGTAAAGTTTACGTTTCTTTTTCGGGTGGAAAAGATAGTACTGTTTTACTTAATCTTGTGCGTTCAATATATCCAAATGTACCAGCCGTTTTTGTTGATACGGGATTAGAATATCCTGAAATAGTTGAATTTGTTAAAACTATAGATAATGTTACTATTTTAAAGCCAAAAAAGACATTTAAAAAAGTTTTAGAGCATTACGGCTATCCAGTGATTTCAAAAGAGACATCAAGAAAACTAAAAGATGTTCAAAACCCTACTGATAAAAACAAGCTTACTATTAGCATCAGGATGGGTGAAACAAATAGCACCGTTGGGTATATTAGCAAAAAATGGTTGTATTTAAAAGATGCTCCTTTTAAAATATCTGATTCTTGTTGTGAAGTAATGAAAAAACAACCATTTAAAAAATATGAGAAAGAAACATGTAGGAAACCGTTTATAGGAATTATGGCAGGTGAAAGCAGATACAGAAATAACTCATATCAAAAAGAAGGTTGTAATATTTTTAATCACAAAAGCCCAGCATCAAGACCGATAGCCTTTTGGACTGAACAAGACGTATGGGATTATTTAAATAATTATAATGTATCATATTCTAAAATATACGATATGGGATATCATCGCACTGGATGTATGTTTTGTATGTTTGGTGTTCATTTAGAATCTTTTCCGAATCGCTTTCAACTTATGGCAAAAACGCACCCGAAACAATATGACTATTGTATTAATAAACTTGGCTTGGGTAAAATACTTGATTATATAGGCGTTGATTATCAACAGCAGATAACTGTAGATGATTTAATAAATGACATAAATAAAGCGAGTAGTATAGTTGATGAATATTTTAAGAAGTTGAAAATATAGGGGCACACAGCCCCTTTTTTTGTGCAATAAAAAAGGCGGTGTAAAAACCGCCTTAGCTTAATCAATATTTTCAACATCCGCATCAGCCGGACAATAAACTTTTTTACCCTCCATGCCGACATATTCGAACTCTGCTATAACATCATCTACTAAGCCGATAAACCTCCCAGTGACTGTCATTTCTACTTCGTCAGTATCAATATTATGCCAGCTTATAGCGAACTTGTCGCCCGGCTTTAAGTCTGATATTTTCATGATTCACCTAAAAAGGGATTGAATTTTCGTCTATTTCGTCAGGCTCGCTATATCCAGAACCTTGCTGACGTGGTGCAACAAACTGTATATTGTTTGCTACAACTTCATGCTTAGATCGTTTTTGTCCTTCGTGCTCCCACGTGTTATATGAAAGCTCCCCCTCTATAAGTATAGGCATACCTTTTGTGATGTATTCACCACACATTTCGGCAGTTCGACCAAATGCCACTATGTCGATAAAGCATGTTGTTTCTTTGTCTTTCGTCTTCTTGTTGATTGCCAGCCCGAATTTAGCAACGGGCAAATCTTTTCCCGGTATGTATCTAACTTCCGGCTGCCTTGTGACGTTGCCCAACAAAATAACCTTGTTCATCATTCCCATTATTCCACCTCTTTTATAAATACACCGTCGACCGTCTTACCTGTGCGGTCTTTAATCTCCATGTAAGCCACGTTTAGGCACTCTGTAAGGCTAAGCCCATTCTGCTTTGTATAGATTATCAGAGTAACCACAACATCGCCTATGCCGTCCACTATCTCCGCATAGTCTTTGCTGATCTCTCCATCCGCAAGCTCGCCAAGCTCCGACATACATTTAAGTAGCTGTTTTTGGCTGTTCTCTGGACACAGCAGACCTTTAACCAAAGCCCACTCAATAACATTCTGCTCAAGGTCTTGGAAACTGGCTTTACAGTTGCAATCATCACAATTACACATTCGACACCTCTCTAATTATTAATCTGCGGACAAAGGCGGAAAGTCCCAAACCTTCCTTCTCTGCCAGCTTTTCAGCTTTCAACCTGATATCTTCTGGAACGTACACTTGTATAGTGCGTTTTGTTTTTTGTTTCATTATCTGACCTCCTAAAAACAATATACTAAAAATATTCGATATAGTCAATCTTTTTTGTTTTTTTTTATTGACATGTGATTTTAATGTGATATCATTAGGTATATTAAAAAACGAGGTGAATGAAGATGGAAAATGTTTATAAGGAACATGGATACTTAAACAGGCAAGACTACTTAAAAGAACTTGCTGATTATAATGGACTAGACTTTAATGTAGTTTATGATTTAGCTATAATGCTTGGTGAAAATGAGGATTTTGACCGTCTTCTTATAGTTATTGAAGATTATGCTAGTGACGGTGGTTTTTAAATACTTTAACTAACAAAAAGAGGTGAACCAAATGCACACAATATTGACAAATAAAATGCAAAGCTCTGTAAAATATTACAGCGAACCAGAAAGAGCAGAGTTTAAGACAGATAATTATGAGCGTATAGTTACTATAAACTCAATCCAGAAATTTAATAAAGCACATTACGAGGCTGTTTTAAAAGCCCGTGCCGCTCGAAAGAGTGCAGAAATAAAATAATATAGTTACAGATAGTCGGAAATTTCCGGCTCTCTGTTAAGCACCTGAAAGGCTGGCGAGTATACGCAAACATAAACTTCCTCAATGTTTATAACTTTTCTCAGGTGCTTAATAGAGAAATTAAAAGAGGTGATAATATGACAACAGTAAAAGGTTACAAAGGATTCGATAAGGGACTTATTTGCAAAAACATGCAATTTAAAGAGGGCGAGATAGCAGAAGTTGAGGGCAAGGTGTCTATATGTAATAATGGCATCCATTTTTGCGAAATGCCTCTGGATGTTTTTAGTTATTATCCGCCAGAAATAGGCAGAGAATACCATGAAGTTGAATCGGTTGGTGAATCTATTAGTGACAATAGTAAAACAGTCACAAATAAGCTCAAAATAGGCGCAAAATTAACAGTAAAAAAAATGTTTGATATTCATTTTTCTATAATTATGGAAAAAGTAAAAAAATCTAATAAGACCTCACAGACTAGCGGTAACAATGCACACTCACAGACTAGCGGTAACAATGCGCACTCACAGACTAGCGGTGACTATGCGCACTCACAGACTAGCGGTAACAAGGCACACTCACAGACTAGCGGTTACAGGGCGCACTCACAGACTAGCGGTAACAATGCACACTCACAGACTAGCGGTGACTATGCGCACTCACAGACTAGCGGTGACTATGCGCACTCACAGACTAGCGGTAACGAAGCACACTCACAGACTAGCGGTTACAGGGCGCACTCACAGACTAGCGGTTACATGGCGCACTCACAGACTAGCGGTGACTATGCGCACTCACAGACTAGCGGTGACTATGCGCACTCACACACTAGCGGTTACAAGGCACACTCACACACTAGCGGTTACAAGGCACACTCACAGACTAGCGGTGACTATGCGCACTCACACACTAGCGGTTACATGGCGCACTCACAGACTAGCGGTAACGAAGCACACTCACAGACTAGCGGTAACAAGGCACACTCACAGACTAGCGGTGACGAATCTATATCATGTAGTCTGGGTGTTCAATCGAAATCTAGAGCTGAAAAAGGATGGATTGTTATTGTCGATTGGAGAGAAAATAGTGATTTAAACTGGTATATACACGATATATGCAAAGCCAGAGTGAACGGGAAGCTGAAAGGTGTAAAGATACGTCCTGATTCTTTCTACTGGTTTGAGGGTGGTGTACTTAAAAGCGAAAAAATACAAGAGGTGAAATAATGAGAAAACTAGCATTAGATATTGAGACAATTCCGAATATTGATGTTGAAGCGTTTGCTGAATTTGTTGAAGTTTCAGCACCCAGTAACTACAAAGATGCTGACAAGATAGCTAACTACATAGCTGAGAAAAGACAGACTATAGTAGCTGACCTTGTGAAAGAAGCATCACTCAGCCCACTGTACGGGCGTGTAGCTTGTGTTTGCACTGAGGATGTAGGGATAGGCGAAAAGATAGCTTTTTACTCTCAGGAAGAAAAAGAGATGCTTGAGATACTGGCTGATTATCTTAGCAAAGATGAATTCCAGCTTTATAGTTATTACGGCAAAAGCTTTGATGTTCCGTTCCTAGATATGCGTTTCCGCTACAACGGCATACAAACGCCTTTCAGAGAGTCACATCTTAAAAAGTATGACACGTATAGCCATATGGATTTATGCGATATGGTTAAGAATTACGGTAGCATCAAGGGAACACATTTGAGGTATGATTTAAAGACTGTTTCTGAGTTTCTAGGCTATCAGGCAAAAACTGATATTGACGGCTCTGATGTGTTTTTATTGTGGCAAGCTGGCAAATATGATGATATAATCAACTACTGTCATGATGATGTAGATAGAACAGTATATATAGCCAGAACATTAGGCTATTACAAAGAGGTGTAAAATGTCAGAATCCAAAAACGTATATCAAAAGATAGCAGAGGCACGAACTAAAATTAGTGTAAAAAAGAACGGTCACAATTCACACGGCAATTATAAGTATTATCAACTTAATGATATATACACAGAAGCCCGTAAAGTATTCCAAGAGCTTGGTTTAATGACTGTTTTTAATATGCACAAAGAAAAAGAGCAAGTAGAGTTGACATACAAGTATAATACTTATGTCAACAAAGAAAAGGTTGTTAACTTTAAAGACGTATCAACTCCGCTATATGTTTGTACTCTTGATGTTATAAACACTGAAAAACCAGATGAAAAGGTGACTTTTTCAATGGAAATACCATATAGCCAACAAGACGGGGCTTCATTTGCTCAATCTCTAGGCGGTACTTCTACATATGCTACTAAATATCTATTTCTCGCACTTCTCATGCTTGATGATACTCAAGACGATGATTCTACAAACGAACATAAAGGGGAACTGCCAGAGCAGAAACAGCCTGAAAAGAAAGCCAAAAACACTCCGAAGCCAACGCAGAGACCTGCAAAACTGCCAAAAGTGGAACTTGCTAATCTGCTGAAAGATGGCGGTTATAATGGCGAGCAAATAATGGCTTTTATCAAGCAAGAGACAGGGAAAGAACGCATTACAGATGAAGAAGCTCAAACGCTTATTGATGATATCATAAGCGGTAAAGTGTCAGTGCAACTTGATGATGATGACATATCAATGGAACAATCAGTACCGCCAGAAGCGGAAAAAGCAAAATGAAAGCTGATTTCATAAGCGAAATACAAGTAAAGGATGGGGCTATAATATGCCCTGTCCCTGAATATGCAACGGATACTAAGTACAAATTAGAACGCCTGAACGGCAAGAAATGCGTTGTAACGATAGAAAACGCAGATACAAAATCACAGGCTCAAAACAAAGCTTTTCACTCGCTAGCACAGTGTTTTTGGGATTCTGGATGTTCTTCATTCGATAACTTTGATGAGCTTAAAGCACATTACAAGATACAAGTTGGACATATAGCATTTACAAAGTATCTGTTTTATCGCAACGGCAAAGTTGAATATGTAACCAGAGTTGAAGATATTCCGAAAGATGCAGAGAGCGGAGCTGTCAGTATGAGTTATCCGGCATCATGGGCAACTATCACGCAAGAAAAGGCTATGAAAGCTATTACACAGCTTATAAATGACATGGAACAGGCTCAAGTATTTTCAAGCTTTCAGGGTGAAAAGTTTGCTGAAATAATATTCGGCATGACTGGAGAAAGTTGGTATAAAGAGGTAACAAAATGTTAAAAGGTTTAAACAAAAGAGACAAGATTTTTTATGCAATGGCGTGGATAGTGTTTATTGTTATACTATCTATGTTAGTTTCAGGCTGCTGTACTGTTCAACCACAACAAAAAGAAACCAAATACCGTATGGCTTATTGGTATGAGCTTAAAGAAAATAAACAATACTGGTACTCCAAATGAACAAGTTTTTATGCCGTAAATGTGGCAAAACATTTGAATCAAAAAACACTAAAGGCGCAAGGTGTAATTGCGGACATTATACAATATTAGTTATACAGAAATGCGCCCATTGTGAAGAGTATAAATTTATATCTTCAACAGCCAAAGTCTGCCGTGAATGCTCTAATATAGCTCGTGGCGAAAAAATGAGAGGGCGAAAAGGGCATATAAACTGCAACAAGCACGGGAATTGGGATGTTCCGTTTCATGCCACATTCGGCAAAGTTCCAGACGTGGCAAAAGCTATTAAGTCAACATGGTTTGTTAACTCTGAGCTTGCCGGGCGTTATATAGAAGAGGCTGTGACATATGAAGACATACAGCGCATAAGAAACGAATATGAACTTGATAAAATGAAAGGAAAAACCTTTGGGGTAGCTAACTATGGTTAATTATCGTTGTCCAAATTGCGGGCATTTTGAAATGACTGATGACGAAAAGGCAGTTTACAGTAAAAAATGCTCTGCTAAGTTTTACGGCATTAGGTGCGGTTATAAAATGCGCCCTGTGAACGCTGTTAAGCATCAGCCAAAACTAAAAACTGTGAATCGTGATAAGCGTGTACCAGTGCCGTTTACAGAAAAAGAACATGGCAAACTTAAAGCGATGTCTAAAAATAGAAATAAATCAATGTCGCTTTTAGTGGCTGAAATAGTTAAAAAAGAGCTTGGAATATGAAAAAGAAAACAACCGAAGCTAAAAAATATCATGAATGGTTGCATACTCAAAAATGCGTGGTATGCTTTAAGTGTGGCATAGAGGCGCACCATCTGACACATAAGAGCCTATCGCCTAGACGTGACGATCTGCGTATGATTCCGCTATGTCCAGAACATCACAGAGGGATGAGAGGCATACATACAATGGGCTTATCATGGTATGATGCGTTTATATCGCTCGAAAACTGCATAGAAATAAGCAGAGAACTGTATAATAAGTTTTTAGGAAAATATAACTGAGGTGACAGATGTGATGAGTAATATTAAATATGCTCACTCAGAGCCAAAAACGAAGCTTTTAAGACAGTTTAAGTGTATTAATAAAGATTGCTACGTAACTGGTTTTAAATCATCAATTAGGCATGTTTCAGCCTGTCCAGTTTGTGGCAAATGTACGGCTGTTCAAATTAAAACGTGTTTAAAGTGCAAAAAAACATTTGAAACTGAATCACGAATAAAAAAAACTTGTGGAGAGTGTTAAAAGAACTTTACAAATATAGATAAAAGAACTACTTTATATATGGTTGCACGGATAATTTTTCTCTCACTCCCTACCTTAAGCCCTCGTCTTCACCTCTGACGGGGGCTTTTTTAATGGTCTTTATTTACTTTTTTGTGTTTTTCAAATGTTCTTAATCCAAAATACGCAGGGATAGCCACGAAAAGCATCTGTTCAAACCCGCTCGCATACACAGGCTTTATATCTAACAAAGTGCCATCACTGAAAGCCATTATTGAATATATTAAAAGCAAATATATAACTGTCAATGGTCTGATAAGCTTGGGTATAATCCCCGCCTTATTATCAGAATCCCATCTTTTAGTTGTTTCGACATCTACAGTTTTAAGATAATCTTTTATCTCCTTTTCTCTTTCAAGCTCTATGCGCTGTAATTCTAATTTGCCTTCTTCACCTTTTGCAATAAGAGCCGGGATATCAACGCCCATTTTATCTTTTACAAAATTAGTACCTTTTTCAAAAACTAAATCTTTTAGTTTTGTTAATCCCCAGCCAGCTAATGTCTCAAGTATCATCAGTTCACCTCACTAATTATCAATCTAAACCCATCAGGATACGCCTGTTTAAGCTTATTCATTGTGTGCCGACTATGCAGCACTAAGTACTCATTATTCATAACATCCTTCATAACAGCATCACCACAAGCTATGCAGCCCATCAGATCCTTAGCTCTATTGGCAGGATGGAACTCAATCAACGTCCTATCCGGCACGCCTAAAACTTTAAAATACTGAAACTTGCCAGTATCGTCAGGCACTACATCATATTCACCTTTCGGAATACATGACACATTTGGCTCGTTATCAAGCCAAGCACGCTCAATAGTCCGACATATCTCTACATCAGTGATATACTCTCTCAATATACCTATAGTATGCTCATGTGATTTCCATGTTCTTAATAGCTCTAGTTTCATGGCTTTAACCACATAATCAATGTTATTGTGCCGCCAAACCCAGCCATCATGAGAGTGAATATCAAACCAAATATACTATTGACTTTACGATCTGTTCTGTCTTTTTCATCGTCTATCTGCTTAGTTGTTTGTGCTCTTTCTTTGTTAATACTAGTAAATAACTCAGCTATCTTATCTCTAGTCCTATTGTTCTCTTTTTCAATAGCATCATGCCTATTAGGGCATTGAATCATATTTGCTTGAAAAGCAGCACTTTGATCCACAAGTTTTGTATTATTAGCCACAAGTATATCCATTTGTTTTTCCATATTCTTAAGTATCTGTTCTTGAGATGCTAAAGTTGTATTTCTAGTTGACATCTCAGCAAGAAGCTTGTTTACTGATTCCGCTACTGATTGCACATCATTCTCAAGTCTTCCTACTCTTTGTTCAATAGTATCTGGCATAAATGTCCTCACTTTATAAAAAAATCATATGTTTTCATAATATGTACCATCTTCCAACTGTCTTAGTTATAAATGTCGTTGTCGTCGCACTTGATAACGCCCGCCAAAACTTTACATAAGTTAGCCCTAATCCGGCTGATGGTAGGCATGTAGACCATATATTTTCATCCCGAGTAAAGCATGACGTACCATATATTATAATCATATCGGCATAAACTGAAGGCCATGCTGCTGTCGTTAAGGCCGCACCAGTAAACACATTCCCCTCTGCCGTAGTTAACGCCGGGGTTGCTGCTGAAACCGTGTTCATCTCCATAGTCCCATCAGCGTATTTAGTCCAATCACCATTGGCATCAGAGCCTGAGAAGGTTATATACTCTTTACGAACACCAGCGAGAGTTGTTCCAGATAATGTAACAAGGGGAATAGTCAACAGTAACGATGGGTTTAATGTATTCTTTATTGTCACCCAAGCTGGGTCTATTCCTGCTCCGTTAATATTTATATTCACTGCTTGTGCATACGCAGTCAGTGTCCCGCTCACCCCAAAACCATCTAACGTTACAGCGTTGGCTTGACCTGAGTTTTCAAAAAAGTTTACTACTGATGTTGTTGCCGCTGTAAACTCTGCCTCTATGTCTTTAACCCGCAGGTTCCATGTTCCTGCTATTTCGGCCGAAATAGCAGCACTTACCGGGCCAACTATTTCAGTTGCTATATTTAGAGGGTCTTGCTTTACAATGATATTGTCAAATAAAACAGTACCGCCAACGACCTCGTGCATCCCACAGGGTATATCATTACCAGCCCATGTATATACTGTTGAGTTTTGACAGAATGGGTCTTGACCAGCTAGTCCAACAGCCCCATAGATATGACATCCATCGTACCCGCAGTTTATGGCGTTACCGTGAACATCAGCACAATATACTGAAGCAACTGGTGAGTTTTTAAGAGTGCTGTCGTAGACTACTATATCGAAACAAGGCACTGCACCATTCGCAGCATCGCCTCCCATTGTGACTGCATGTCTACCTCCGTATGAATTTAGATCATAGACTCGGCCAGAGGAACAGTTTGAAAAATTTAAACCATAAGAAAAAGATGAAGCAAATGGAGTGTATGGTTTCCCACTCCTCACTAGTATATTACAGCACTTGTCTATATATATGGCTGAGTACGGGGTAACCGTATCACCAACAGTGCTATTTACATCCTCTATATCAACCTTAGTTTGATACCTTATTTGAAGCCCTGTAGATCCGTCAGTTTCAAATGTAACCCCTTTTATATTTGTTACATTATCAGTTAGTTTAAATACTTTATTTGTTGCTGCTGCCGCATAATCAAAAATAGTATTTTTTCTAAGGGTTAGAGTCGCAACAGATATGCTGTCTATTTCGTTGAATTCACCTGCCATATAGTTCCTACCAGTGAAGGTAGCAAATGAGTTTGCTGTTGTATTGTGGATAATAATATTATCCCCTGCTGATAACCCTGATACAGTGCTTAAAGTCACTTCATTCTCACCAGCGGTAGAAGCCACACTAACAGTTCCTATCTCAGTAAGTGTACCCTGAACGATGAAGTATGCCCCGCCTGTACCGCTAATAGTGAAGTTACCTTCCATGTCACAATTTGCACACGTGATATTAGATGTTATGTGATAATTGCTTCCAGAATAGTCGTGAATCTTCACCCCGTTTGCATTAGAGAAGTCAACGACGGCTTGAACTGCTGCAGTGTCATCAGCAGCTCCGTCTCCAACTGCTCCAAACCATTTAGCATTTACTCCGCCATTATACTGTCTTTTCCAACAACCTGTACCCACCCCAGTACCCTGAGCATTTAAAAAAGCTGATATAGTGGCTGTAGTTCCATCAAAACCCCCTAACGTGTCAGGGTCAATAATCGTACCACCGTTGGCAGTTGATTTGTCTGCTGATGCATCCCAGTAAAAACGCCCTCCGCCTTTATTTGTGTTTATCAAATAACCTAAAACGTATGCAGAATCATTGTCTCCACTCGGTGTAGTGAATATTAAACTATATATATCATTCACAACAGGCACACCGCTTGTTATTCCAGACAGTGCTGTTTCTGCTCTGTCAGCATCGTTTGAAGACTCTGTCGCTGATACACTAGCCTGACTAGCTGAAATGCTGGCTTCTGATGCTTTTGTTGTTGCTATAGCAGCGTTGTCATTAACTTCTGAGGCTACTGTATTCATTCCACTCGCTGTAGTATTTATTTCGTCAACTAGAGTATTTGTTTCAGTTATATTTGTTGTTTGTTCAGAAAGGCGTGTATCCATATCCTCTCTAAATGTGTCTGGTTTAGTCCTTGCAGGTGTTGTAGTGTACTGTGTAAGACTCTGATTTATACTTGAAACTGTAGACATGTAAACCTCCTAAAGGCTCGCTATTTTTATATTGACTAAAGTGTTGTTATATTCTCTAAGAAGTATGTTAAAATCTTCATATATGCCATAAATTATAGTTTTGTTTGCATTTTCATCACCAATGTAAATTGTGGGTAAATCTCTTCTATCTTCAAGCAGTTGCGAAATACCTGAGAAGCCCTGATCTGGAATGTAAAAATCTAAATCCATAACATTATCAAAATCACCTTTATCTAAATATTTATAACCAGTTGTACTATCTATAGATATTGAAGAATATGATTTTATTCCACTGCTCAACCCGTATTGTGTATCACCTAAATAATTTATTTTACCAAGTTGTAATACTGATAATTCAGACAGTCCATCTCTAGTTGTTATTTCAACCTCAAGTGTAGCATCAGCAAGATTTGCATATTTCTGTAATGCATTGATTATGTATATGAAAGGCTCAAAACAATAGGTGTAAGCATCAATTATTCTTGATTCATCAATTAAGCTTATATTAAACTCTTCATAAAGGGTTGATGTGTCATTATCTATCAATCTAATATTTATTTCTGTACCATAAACACGGAAAAAACCTATGGTATCAGTGTTTGAAGCATCTAATTGAAGTTGAATTCCTGTACTGACTAATTCTTCATCACCAGTTCCAGATTCGATAATTAAATCAGTTGTGTCAAGAGTTGCTTGCGCTGTAGTTGTGGATACAATCCTGAACTTGCCGTTGTTTGCATCGTCAGTAAAGCCAGACAAATAAATCCATTCATCATCAAGAAATCCGGAAAAATCAATACCCGCAATAGTATTGTTTGCAGTTACGTTTATAGTACCAGTTACCGGAGTAGGTGTATAGCTTATTTTACTGTTTGCTGAATTGATTATACTTGAAGGTAATTCAAAATCAGTAAATGCTGAAATAGGGTTACTTACCCCAGTTCTTAACCAATAGCCATCAATTTCTTTCCAGTCAGTAGGTATATATTTTTCAAAAGAAGTGTCAGCGTAAAAACGTGGTGATAAATCGCTAGTAGTAGCTACACATTCAAACACAGCTGGAAAAAACTTTTTACTTCCAGTTGCAGAAACTTGTTTAATTGATACAACTAAATCGCCTTGATTATAAGTCTTTTCATCTGCGAATATTTCATAATCGACTATATTAAACTGATCGTTTACATATCTTAAAGCCTCGTGTGCTTGTTTTATAAAAAAAGTTGAAAGCAATGACCCGTAAACGCTATATAGTTGCTGAGTTAGCACATCTAGACTGTATTTGTCCGGCTGTTTATTCAAGTTCGCCCCACGCCAAGTTTCAGCGGATGGATTCCAACTACTTATATACTCATATGAACCAAAAACTACTTCATCATCTTTGCTGTATGATGTGCCTGAACTCCATTCATCAAGTGTTAAAGGAACATTATTGAATAAAACTGTAGTATCTCTTGCGTTTATATATTCCATAGCTTACACCTGTTTAACATTTATACTGAGTTTATCGCCTCTTGATACCCTATTATTAAAATCAACAATTAAAAATTGACTTCTTTGTATGGATAAAAGGGACTGTTTTATGCTTCTAAGCTCTTCAACCATTACAGATGATTTAGAATCGGTTACAACTGCTTTTACAGCTCCGCTAGGGATGGGTATAATAGCTTCCATCCCTGCTTCACCCGCTATGTCACGTCCATTAGTCACAGGTGATGAATATATACCCGTTGGAAATCCAGAAGATATTCCTCCATCAGCAAATAACCCGCCAATAACTGGTATACTATCAGGTATAATGTTAGGTGCACCCGGTATGATTGTTCCTTTACCGCCACCGAAATCGAAATCGAAACTTAATGCATCAAAAAGCCCCTCTATTAAATGAGCCAAAGGTTTTACAGCATCAAATATTAAATCAAGTAACGGCTCTAATGGTTCAAGTAAGTTTGCAATTAATTCTATTAAAGGTGTTATAACAATAGCTATTTCACTAAAAATTTCACCAATAAAGTGACCTATAGGTTTCAATATATCTCCTATCAACTCGAAAATAGGCATAAATGCCTCAAGTATTTCTCCGATTCCTTCAAGTATTGGTGCTAATATATCACCCAATATACCAAATATCTTACCTACAAAGTCGTTTATCTTACCAAGTACATTTGCGAAGTCTTTTGAGTTGTTAGCAGTAAGCGTGATTAATTCAGCTACTCCACCGCCAATGTTACCTGATAAGAAGTTTCCTACAGCACTAAAAGCACCGCCAACATTGCCACCCACGGCATTAGCTATTTCTTGAGCATTAGTCACAAATGCTTTTATTCCTTCACCTGCGTTTATTTTAGCAAGATCACTGCTCACATCTTGCAAGCCGGACTCGTCAGGTATAAGACCGCCTGTAAAGTTTGATGGATTTAAGGCTAGTGACTGCGGTGCTAAAGCAGAACCCGGACGGTTAGTGAAAGAGTTAATGAAACTACCTTGTGTTGATGGACGTGAAGTTATAAGCCCAGTGCTTAAAGCTTTAGCTATTCTTGTTGCTGTTTGCTCTGCTGATACTGCAATGTCATTGTTTGCTTTTACTACCTTATCAGCTTCGGTTTCAACTGTGGAAGTAAGCCGTTTATATGTTTCATCAAGCTGATTAATATATTCGTCTGTCTCGTCAAAATCTTCTTTGATTCCAACCATATCATTATGTAAATCTTTAAGTGTTGGCAACAGCCCCTGTCTTATCTCATTACCAAGCTGTTCCATGCCCTCGTTACCAGTAAATCTACCTACAGCAATTAGAGCACGTCCAAAAGCGTTGTTTAATCCCTGTATCGCATCTGCTATCGCTAAAGCCGAACCTGTGAAAAAGCCTTTAAAAGACAACCAAGCCTTACGCAATTCAAGAGCAAGTTTTGCACCTGTAATCATGGTATCAGCCCATATTCGCCCGAATGTTTTAATCGAGTCTGTATCTCTAAAATCTGCTAACATTTGACGGATTACAGTAATAATCGCTTTACCTGCTGGCAGTAGCTCTTTTCCAAATTCTATAGCAAGGTCTGTTATTTCGCCACGCAGTATTCTAACTTGGTTAGCAAAGCCGTCAGAAGTACGTGCAAAGTCTCCAATAGCGTTTTTAGACTGCTCTTGCGCTATTAAGAGAGTAGCATATGCTTTTGCTTGCCTTTCAGTTTCAAACGTCAACCCCTGCTGTGTAAGTTGTAAAATTTTAGCCTGTACGTCAGTTTCAAGGATAGATATACCCAACTGTTTAACGCTTTCCCTTTCGCCAAGCAGAGCCTTTGTAAGAGCTTGTGATGCGCCTTCTGCACCGCCTGAAAAGTTTGTGAATGATGCAAGGTCAACAGCTAGCTGCTGAACCTGATCTGATAGTCCTAAAGCTGATTCTTGAGTAAATCCGAAGCCTGTTAAAAGGTCACCAGTATCACCAAGTAGCTGTTTAGCTGATTGAGATGATAGACCGAAGTTTTTGACAAGGTTTTCAGATGTCTTTTGCGCTTCTGATTGGATGTTAGAAAATACTGTATTAAGCTTACTGTCAGTTTCTTCTGCATCACTAGCAAGCTTTAACGCTCCTATTGACATAGCAGTAAAAGCAGCACCTAAAACAGCACCAGTTTTAAGAACTGTAGCACCTATAGACTTAAAGCGATCTTCAACAGACCGCCCCTCTCTGTCCATAGTTGACATCTGGCTTTTAACTTTGTCATAGCCTTTTGAGCTATATTCAACAAACAATCTTGCTACATTTGCCATTATGTGTCCTTGTCAGCTTTTTTTATGTCGTTAATCACACCAAAAGCGGTTTTATACATCGCCCTGAGTGTTTCTATGTCGTCAGCCGTTAGAGGCTCATACAACCTTGTATAAGCATCAACAGCCATCAAGTTAAAAGCCTCGCCATTCCATAAAGCCCAAAATGTGAACCATAAATCATAATCTTCTAGTTCTAATACAGGCTCTAATAATCCTTCCTCAGCTTCTTTTACCCGTTCTGGGTTAGCTTTGCGCATAACCCCTGAAACGAGCTTTTCATATGTGTTCCGGAGCGTATTTCCGTCTTTATCTGGATAATTTAATTCAAAATTGTGTTTAACGGCATCTGTTAGTCTTTGCCGTTGCTGTCCAAAAAATAGCGTGGCTCTTGTGCGATTTTCAGAATGTCACGTTTCAGCCAATCAGCCATATCTATAAGCTGTTGCTTATTATCTTCCGTACATTCATATTCAGAGCCATCATTATTATAAAGCTCTTTCCAATCCCCTATGACAGCCATTACAAGGTCATTTGTTGCCTTTTCAAGCTGATCATCAGAACCTTTGCGCTGAATCACACCTTGCAGTCTTTGAGCGGTCTTTTTAACTTTCGGATTCTCTGAACCGTAAATTAGCACTTCAAAGACTTCACCGTCTGCATCACGGAACTCAAACCACTTTCCGCTTTTTGAACCTTCTGCACTGTTGCATTTGCCTATTTTAGCCATATTAGCCTCCTTATATGGTTTATACTCTTGCGTCCAGCTTCTGCCAGATTATCGTTGTGTTACCCTGAGCTGTGTAATATCCTGCTTGAAATGGCAGGGATATCGTTCTTGCTGTAGGTGCGTTTGTAGGGTTGTCCGCTCCGTTATATTTAACTTGCGGAAGCCAAACATAATATGCGTTGCCGTCTGCATCTTCCAATTTGACTTTTATGTCTCCGATTGTTTCATTAACGAAAGCATCAATCAGAGTTTTGTTATTGAAATCAACAACAAGCGTTCCTGTGACTGCGTTCTGACCTCTGTCAACTGACTTTGGGTCTGGATTAAACAGACAGCCCCTTGTTGCGTATGCGTTGTCAATCGTAATATCGAAAGACTGGACACAACCCGCAACAGAATCATCTATTGAAAGATAACCTTCGGCTGTTACTGTATCAAAAAGCGGATTAGTATCTGTAGCAGTATAACTGTTTGCATACTGAGTTGTTGCGTTTTCGTACCCCATGCCTACAAAGTTCAGCGTGCCTGATACATCACCTGCTTGAGCAAGTGAAAGGTTTACAGAACCCACGTGTTGACCTTTATAAAGCTGATAAGAGCTTTCTGTAACATCTACAGTATCAGCCTTTTCAAAACTGAATGACTTGTCAGAAGTGCTTACAATCAACTTTGCGGCTGTTGTCACTGACTCATCGCCACCGCCAGTTTCTGTAACCATACCTGTAGCATCGACATCAATATAAGTTGTAGTTACTGCTGTTACTATTGCATCAATGTTGTTTTCTGCGTTTGTAAATCCTTCCAAGCGTACAGCATCGCCCACAAGCACACCAGCAGTTTCAAAATCATCACCAGTCACTCTACTATTTGCAGAATCGACAGAAAGCGTGCCAGACACTGCTATAGGTGTACTGTAATCATTTCTGAAAACACCTTCAAAGAAATCATCAAATGTCGCATAGCTCAGATTGAAACCCAGAGCACCACTTGTTGACCTTGATCCGTGTTTATCGAAGTTCTTAATTCCAGAACTATCAATTTCACTATTCACAATCAGGTTTTTAGTAAGTGAGAAAGTCTCACTTGTAAACCTAGTTCTCTTCATTGTCGGTGTAGCTGGCAGTGTTCCCGCTGTTGTTTCAGCTACATATGCCAGACCTAAATCTGCGCCTTTAGAACCCATATCTAAACTCCTTTGACATCGTATGTCGTAAATTGTATTGAAAAAACAGCCTGTAACCAGCCGTCAGCGTCCTGATAAGCCCCTGCTTGTTCCGCACTATCTAAGCGCACCCTCTGACCTGCATAGGTCAAGTATGCCCCTGTGAAGAAAACTTGCTTTAGAGCGGTTATTATGGCTTCATGTGCGCCCGCTCCTGAGCCTTTTTTGACAAATACGTCTAGTTGATATATGCCGACTAGTTCAAGCTCGCCACCCTGACCGAGTGTAAAATTACTATCACCAGCAGGTATAAAAGTTTCTCTTATGTATTCGTCTCCGCTCGGTGTAAGTGTCTGACCGTTTATATATGCAATCTCATAATCAGTATTGAAATTGCTGTAAAGGTAATATGTCAAACATTGCCTTGCTTTTTCCATGCTCATATATTTAACGCCCCTGCGTTCTTGCGTACAAACGCATTAAATTTAGCTACATTTATTCTTAGCATGCCCTGCGGTGATTGCTTACTGTCTCCGTACTCAAGACCTTCTATATAATCAAGGTTATTGCCTATATAAAAAGACTCGCCACGCTCTAAATCGCCCTCGCTTATCAATGCAACCTGTTCAATTATCTTTGCTGTAGCCACGTTTCCGCTTTTATCGTCTAATGATATTTCTTGTATCTGCGATCCGGCTGAGTATTGCCAGTTGCCTTTTGCCCGTCCAGTGTCAACAGGTGTTGAACGTATAATAGCCCGTGCAAGGTCAATGAGTATTTTTTTTGTAACTTGCAAACTATTAGTTTTTACTTCTAGTTTGAAATCTTTAAAGTCTTCTGCCCAGCCCATTAGCCCACCGCTATAGCTTTCTGTATAATTAATCCATCTTGTGCGGGATTAAGATTTGAAAGCCCGTATATTATAAAGTCTCTGTTTTCTATAACCACTTTATCGCCATTTTGTGGCTGTGTAGTGGCTTTTGCTATAATAAGCTTGTAAGCTTCTTTATTATCAAGTGATATGGATAATGTTTCTATTTGTTTTAAAGTGTTACTCGTAGGAGGCAAAACTACAGCATCAGCCGTAAAGGAAGTATCAACGCCCGAATACGTACCGCTCACCGGGTCATATGTGGATTCATTACGCTTGAAAGTAAATTCAGCACCTGACTTCTTAATAAGCCTTAGTGCTGTTGCCGTTTGCGCATCATATTTACCCACGCCTGATTACTCCATTGATATTATTAAACAGCGGTTTAAGCTCGTTTATTACGTTGGTTAAAACAACCTTTTCTGTGCTGATTGCTGTTGAACCTGTGTACTCAATTTCAGTTTCGAGTACGTCCACTTTTTCACGCACTCTTTTTATGCCCGTCTGTGTAGCCGGGTTAATCTCTACACCGTCAGCCTGATAAAAACACATCTCAGCAAGTGCGTTTTTGAGCTTCTGCGGTATTTCGTCACTGTCAACGTACCAAATGCCACGCATTGAACCTATACGAGGGTATTCTAAGGACTGTTCTTCTGAACTCTGATAGCCTGAAAACTTATCACGATACAGGTTATCTATATTCTGGGTAGCTTGTATTATTACAGCATCATCTATTGCAGAAATAACGCTGGCAGTGCGCCCTCTCGCTGTCAAATAAGCCTGTATGTTTGCTAAACTATCGTAACTGTTAGCATCAGCTTTTCCGGTTCCATCTTCTATTATAAGAGCCATCAATCAGCCCCCTTTTTTAAATATATCTTAGAATCATTTACAAGTGATTCGATTTGTTCTATTATCATTTTAATCCTCTACAACATGCCCTTGAACCACGAAATTTATTTCATTGTGTGCAGTTAAAGGGTCTTGTATAACAACATGGAACTCATCTGAGTCAGTTTCTTTTGATTCTAGTCTTATAGTTACACCGTTTTTATCAGAACCCGCAAATGACCTCCGCCACGACACACCGTACAAACTAGCCCTGTTAGCATCTTGAAAGCTCAAATCATAAGCATGCGCCCTTAAATCTGAATTACTTTTCACATTAAAAAGGTTTTTCCATTTATGATTTACTGTGCGGAAAAATATCCCATTTGTTAAAGGTGCTTGTGTTCCGAATGTCGTGTCATCAGCCCCCGTCAGAGGTGAGCCAGTTCCAACACCAGTAAAACTACCTATAATCCTTGTTAAGTCCCATTTAGTGCCGATCGTTAATTTTTCAGGTGATAAACTAAAAATAACAGGGTTAGTTGGGGTGGGTGCAGGAAGTCTAGAATCAGCAAGGTTTTTAGTTCTAACGCTACAGCCACCTAGTACGGTATAATCATAATCTAAAGGCATATCTAAACCTAAGTCATAATTATTAGCACCGTTTGAAACAACAGATATAATATCTGCTTGGTAAAATGCAACACCTTCTTTTAAACATACTGAATCGCCAGCTATAGGAGTGTGAGAGGGAACATTGGCGTTAATAACCCTGTCACCTTTATTGTAATTTGTGGTTAATATCAAATCGCTAAAACCATAAGAGACATGTAAATCTATGATTTCAGTATACTGATCTTGTATTTCGACATTAATAGAATTACGAGGATTTATAACCGAAAGTATAGCATTAAGAAAATTAACGCTATTTTCGTATAAATCTATCAGTTTATCTTCTATGCGACCTAAAATGTCGCCTTTTGCACCAAAATTAGGCATTAATTACCCTCTGCCTCGTCTACTTTCTTGAAAAGTGTTTCATCTTTCCAGTTAGCAAAGTTGCCTTTTAAACCAAGTTCAGAGGCTCTCTGCTCATAGACTTCTCTCTTTGTAAGCTCTTTAGACATAGCCTCATCTCTAAAAAACTTACAATTTTCAAGGTGTCTTGAATGATTTGCCGGATTGCCTAAGTGTTGTTTACATATTTTACAAAGTAACATGTTGATCCTCTTGAATGGAGGGGGAGGAGGCTAAACCCCCTCCGCCCGATTTACCGATAAACCGCTTTCTATCTTGCGAGATAGTTTGCGAATGCGTTAAGCGTACCAGCACCGCCAGCGGTGGCTGTGGTGATATCAAACTTTATTGCTTTTGCCTGATTGGATGGAACAACCCACTGACCAAGAATAGTGCCCGCTGATAGCGTGGCATCTGCTGTTACTGTTCCAGAATCGTACACAGTAGCGAGTACATCATCATCTGAGTCAAGTATAGAAAGCTTTAGGGCTTCCCCTGATGCTATTGTGACTTCCGTTTCCACGTCTGCCACAATTTCTATTGAGCCAAGCGCACCTGATTCAAAATCGATAGTGTCGCTTGTGTCTGCTGCTGTTACAGCCTGACCGGAGTAAAATATACAATCGTAAGCTGTTAGTTTTTCGTTAAGTCCTGCCATTATATCATCTCCTACACGTTCGCTTCTGTAGCGTCTTTAAAGTTGTAAGACTCTACAATAGGCACTCTGCCGTATGCTTCAACGAACCTGTTGAAATCAGAGTCAGTGTTGAATGTTTGCAGAGCATCGCCCTTAAACTGGTTGATTGCCTTCGCCTTACAGAGTGGGTGCATGTAAAGGAAAGAGTTTCCGCCAGAACCTACACGAGCTTTTACAAGAAGCTCGTCCATCTGTACGCCAGTCGGCAGCTTACTATTTGCCGGATCGATGTTAACCATGACAGAAACGTTTCTTGGGTTAGCAAGAAGAAAAGACATATAAGCCTTAAATCTCATGCCGTATCCTGTAACTGTCTTAGTGCCCACTGTGTAATCTGCAAGTGATCCATCGTAAAGCATCTCCATGTCATACAGTGTGTTAGGATTGAACATCTGTGGGTCATAAAGACCAGAACAGTTATCCTCTTCCCATCTTACGCAGAGTATAGAATAGTTAGTGCCAGCAGAACCGCCAATATCAACAACGTTACCGTTTCTGATAGCATAAGCTTCAAGCACGTTATAGATAAGATCTTCTTCTGCTCCAGAAGTGGTCTCTTTCATAATGTAAGGTGATTTCTTAGCAAAATAAACATCTCTACCGCCCATCTGTCTTGCCCTGTCTTCACCCACAATCACCTTACCGCCAAGAACTGAAAGGTCTTGCTTCTCAAGGTCTGAAATCATGTCAGTTGAAACGAGTTCACCGTCTATATCAACAAATGAACCGCCATTGATAGATTTCACATCTTCATAAGTGTGAGATATGCCGTGTGTAGACTCAAAGAAAGGTGCGGACTGTATGATTGGTGAAGTCTCTGTAACTTTATCAACAATACCGCCCTGCTTCTGAGCTTTCGCAACGGCTATATCCACAAGTGTGTTACTGTAAATACTGTAAGCCATTTTTTATATCTCCTGTTTTATTTGTCTCCCAGACCTTTAATATGTCCGAGTAGGTCAAACTTATCGCCATCTTTACCAGCAGAGCCGCCCTTTGCGCCTCCACCGTTATTAGCCTCAGCAGATATAAAATGTTTTGATGTGTCAGAGCTTGCCCATTCTTTGTAAAAGTCAGCCTCTGGCTTACCATCAAACATGATATATCGCTTGCCGTCTGCTGTCTTAAGCTCTGCTCTTGACTTGAAATCCTTTGTGAGTAGGTCTTTGAAGTGTGGCATAACATTGAGTTCATCAAGCTTTTTATTGATAGAGCTTGTAATGTCTCTATCGTTAATATTGCCGATAAGCTCTTGTTTTGCCTTTTCTGATTCAGATAACTTGCCTTCAAGGCTCTCAATCTGAGATTTTAGCACGGCAATCTCAGGATTATCGCTATCCTTATCTTTACTATTGAGACTTTTCTTTAATTTGTCAAGTTCTTTTTGAAGCTCGTCCTTTTCAGTCTGAAAGCCTTCATACTTTTTCTGCAAGTCTTTCTTTTCACCCAGTATAATTTCCTTAGACGATTTCAGCCCTTCGAACTCGTCCTTAGTCATCACTTCGCCTGATTCTTTCAAAACTTCCATGACAGGCTTTTTAATATCAGCTTCCTGAATAAGTGCTTTTACAAAGTCAGGGTTTTCCTTTGCCGTTTTGATAAATTCTTCTTTAGTCATTGTGCGTGCCTCCGCTTGTACTCTTTCATTACGATATTTATTTCTTTCGGTGTCATTTTTACACCGCTAGCCCGCTTTATAGCGTGTTTTATGATGTTATCAGCGTTTTTTTTAATGTTCAGCTTGTTCAGGCGGTCAACTTCCGCATGGATGTTATTGTAAATATCGTCAGTCATTCTTTACCGCCTTTTGTTTGCCGTCTAGTGTCTTAACCTTGCTATAAAACCAACTTCCGCAATCACACTCTAATTTTTCGCTTGATTCGTGAAATACATGAACCGCTTTCATGTTACAATGAGGACATATTAACATTTCTGTACACCAGACGGGCTTATACTCTTCTATATCATATATTTTAAGTTTAGTTGTTGTTGCCAAGTTTACGCCTCCTATTAAGATACAGCCGTTTAAAGCTCTCGTCTTTTAAATGCAATACGGCTAAATGGTGAATCATGAAGCCTAGCCAGATGAAGCCAGCACCGAATAAGATTGATTTAATCATTGTTGTCCTCTATGCCCAACTGCTCCAATGTCAGAGTCTGCCCACTCTGCGCATCAGCCAGTTGTGTAATCTTTAAATCACCGCTCTTGTAAGCATCGTAACGAGTAGCACCAAGCCAGCGTTTTTGAAATGATTCCGGCTGTTGTGCGAACCAATCAGAATAATTAAGGTCAGATGATACCTGACCGTTCATTGATGCCCTTGTGAGTCCGTCTATCTCGTCAATGTCTATGCCTAAATCACGCCATGACGGTGTTATTGGTGCTGTTGTACTTCTACAGTTCGGATGGCTAGGAGGGTATACATTCGCCTCAAGTGTCGATTTATTTTCATTATCGTAATACCAGACTTTACCGTCTCTGGTTGCACATATGAAAGTTGTACGCCCGTCCAAAGTTGCTACCCATTCGTAACCCTTTATTATATCGCTGTTAGCTTGATTGTTTACTTCCCTTGCAGAAGTAGCCATATGATTTATAGTTGTGCGTGTTACCGCTTCCGCCCATCTGTAAGCACGCCCCATATTGCCGTCACGAAACTGATTCTTCTGTGTGCCATATAATGCTTGTGCTATATCAGGCGTTGACTGACCTTGAACAAAGCCAGCCCGGATTGTGTTTTCAATGATTGATAAGCGTGTATCCTCTATACCTTTAATGAAAGGCTTAATCATAGATGTGAAGCCGTTTTGCATTGTCAAAGGTCTGTTTATTGCAAAGCTCCATACTTGAGCAGATGAAGCCGTTTTAAGCGTTACATATGTTTGTATAGCTTTTGGTATCTCATCTTTAAGTATACCAGCCTGAAAGCCTACTTCATAGCCTCCAAAATCTTTAGCCGTTTTTGTAAGCTCTGCTGTGTATGATTCTGTAGAGAATCGTTTCTCTTTTTCCAGAAAAGAATCAATAATGCTTTGCTGTTTCTTTACGCTGTACGGCTCGTTTTCAGTCAGTAGGATAAGCTCTTTTTTGCGTTCGATGTCGAATTGATATAACAGATCGATAATATCATTAGCTCGCCCGGTGGCGTACCTGCTCACCCAGTGCGAGTGTGAAAGCTGTCTGTCTTTTATGTTGTCATTTACTGCCATTTTACCCTTATCCGCCTATAAGCTCTTGTTCCTGTATATCTCCACAGACAATACACACAGCCACAAAGACAAAATTACCTGTTATCCTATATTGAACTTTGCCACCGCAGACGTTACAGACCATTTTACCGACCTCAGTAATATGGTCTAAACTGTAACATCTGTATTACTTCTCACTTCTGGCGGTATCTCGTTGACCTTTTCTTCTTGATGCTCTTCATAGCTCTTTTCAGGTGATATTAAACCGCCCTGTTTGAACTTTTCAAACATCTCTTGTTCTGTTATAGCTCCCATAATCCAAGTTTCAGCCAGTATCTTAGCATCAGCGAACGACATATTAGCCAGATAATTAGTGTTTAGTTTGTACTGAATATCGTTAAGCTCGCTTTCTGGCACGTTCAGCCACAAGCCCATAAAGAAAAAACACTCTTCTATTGCAGAGCTTATATTATCCGCTAAGTTAGCAAGTACGGCATTTTCACCAGCTCTATATATCTCTTGGGATTGTGCAGTTTCGACACCCTTTTTATCTGCTGCAATAATCCTAGCACCCATAAGAGCCATCTGCTCCATCTTGTCTTTGATAGCCTCTCTCATGTGCTCAATGCCTACACCGTCAGCCTGCATATAAAAGGCATCGCCATCAGGATTAAGGAATATACCTGCTAGTATTCCGAGTTTTGGAGTTTGTATATCTCCAGTTTCAGGGTCTACAGTCAGCCCTTTAAAAACTGGTGTTGGATTGCATACTTCGTGAAGTGCAAACTCGTAATCAGCAGAGTTTGAGAACATCTTGAGATTAAGATTAGTCAGACCGTTCAAGATCGGTTTAGACGGATTAAAGTTAAGCCCTTCACCTGATACAGTCACAGCCGGGATAAACTCCATCATTTGACCGTTAATCAGCGGATATACATCATCATCAAACTTAACATACTGATCTTTTGTAGCATCCTTTCTGTATATACGTTGTCTGTAGTTGCCCATTTCGTCAATGTCAAGTACCCTAATTTGATCTATCTCTACATATTCAAACTCGTTTATAGACTCTTGTATAGTTTCATGGACAATCAGCATCTTGAGTGCTGTTTTGTTATTCTGCACTTCATATCTAATGTCTATGATGCTTTCAGCCTGGTAAAGCGTAGCATACGGTGCAAGGTTCATGCGCTCGGCATCAGCAACGGTTAGCTGTCTACCGTCTGTTGAAGGATAATCAATCAGTATGACGTTCATGTTAGTTGTAAGCTGTTCACCAGTAAGACGTTTTGCGAAGTCTTTCGCAGTTTCGTTATTATTAGAAAAGTACATAAGCTGGTTATCAAGTGCGCTCGGCACATTTACGCTAGGCTCTTCTTTGAATATCAATCCTTCCATTCCCTGCTTAGTACGTCCTACAGCTTCGAAAAATGAAGCCATCTTAACGTAGTCTTTCCACGCCTGATCGTCTTCTTTCATGATGCTAGTTTGTATAAGATAGCTTTTAGCGTGCTTTTTAACTCTATCCTCGCCCTCAATGGCATCTCTGTTTTTCTTCCAGAGCGGATACAGCCATTTATGCGCCTTGAAATACATTAAGTTGTAATCTACACCGCCATCTTTTAGCCGAAAATCGTAATCTTTATTTAGCATTTTATCTCCGTGTACGTCCAAAATTTTGTTTAACAGCACCTTTCATGCGTGGCGAAAGTCCATACCTAATATTATCGATATGGTGATTAAAGGCATCTTCCGGCTTATCGCTAATCAGTCCGGTCTTCTTGTCAACAATATATGAATATAAGTCATATTCGTCAATAGTATGTTCGCAATCTGGGTGTATCACAACTTTATCATAGCTCTTTATATGCTCTATACCGTCCTCAATTGAGCCTTTGCCCTTTTGAGCACCTCGTATATTTAACCCTTTCAGTCGTAATTCGTTAATCGTGTCAGGTCTGGCACTGTCTGCCAATATTGGATAACGTAAAGCATCCGGCACTCTTGCGATCTCGTCATATATGCGTTGTATAGTCCACTCATGCCCGTGAAGCTCTCGTCTAATGTAAAGCTCGTTATTGAGCACAAACATCTGATTAAACGCTGTAGGGTCTTGCGAAAAGCCAAAATCCAAACCCTGATATAAAAACACTTTCTCAGGAACGTCAAACTCCCTGACCTCGTAACAGCCCTTGAATATCTGTGCATCACTGTTGCGTTTCGTCTCACCTTCCCATATGTGCCGGTATTTGTCCGGCTTGTTCCGCCTGTCCTGCTCTGCTAGGTCTTTAAGCTCTTGCGGGCAAAACTCGTTATCATAGTAGTTGACCTTTAAAACTGCCGTATCGTCTCTCTTTGTGAGTATATAGTCTTCATAGACAGGATCTGTCTCTTTGTCTGGATTGAGTGAGAATATAAAAAAACTGTTTATCTCTCGTATGGTAGGTATGAGTATATCTAATGATCTGCGTGATAGCATGTGAGCTTCTTCAACCCATACGAGTTGCACGCCATGAATAGACTTAATGCTGTCTGCTGTTGTGTTATGCAGACCTTTAAAGATGAATATTGAGCCGTTAGCACCCTGAATGTATGTGTCTGTTACCCTGAAAAAGCGTTGAAGGTTATCATCAGAATTGATTATTGAAGCTAGTAGGCTGTGGACTGATTCCTTGATAGAGTTTTGAACCTCTCTGATACAAAGCACCTTAATAGGAAATTTCAGTGTTATGAATATCAGCAGCCGGGCGATGCTCTCTGATTTACCGCCCCCCCTACCGCCATATAACACGAGAAAACGGTACGCTGAAACTAGTATACCGTTTGCTATGTTAGTCAGTACGTTATTATAGAAATAACGATGTATCTTTTTAGGTAGGACTATATCAACTTTGCTCACTCGTCCTCTGGTGGCTTAATCGTAACCTCTATTTTACTGTTGATATCTCCGTTTATCGTCATATCCTGCTTATCTCGCCACTTATCCTTCTGCCGATTCTTTAACCAGAAAATCATGCTTGTAGGGTCTGGTGGGTAATACTTGCCGTCTGGGGCAATGAAACCGCATGCCCTTTGATATAGCGACCCCTCTACAACACTGTCTGCATCTGCCTTCCAGTCTTTTAAGGACGCAAAAAACTCTTTATACTTCTTTTTCCAATTATCGAAAGTCTGTCTTTTCACTCCTAACTCTTCGGACATTTGAACGTCAGTAAAGCCACGTTTAGCCATGTCTTTTATTTTGTCTTTCATGTCCTCTGAGAATTTAGAAGGTCTAGCCATTGTCTTTGTCCTTATCTGCTCTTACAAGTCCGAATATAGCCATAAAGTAGTCTACTGCTTGTTTGTCCATTCCTAACACCACTCAGCCGGAATGCCGCAAGCATTTAAAACTTCTACGATATCCCTGTAACCATTCCCTTTAAATTCGAGTTCATGTTCCGGCTCTTCAAGTGCCCCTTTGTAGCTTAGCGATGAACAGTCATTATCCATCACTACTACCCACTCATCAGAATCTATTTCCCCTGATCTAAAGCCGTCGATTACTTCTTTCCATGAATCATACTTTGTTTTCATACTCTCTTCTCCCATTTATCGCACTTATCCTTTAGCCAATCAAGTAATTTTATTATCCTAAACTCATTGGCTATTATCATAAATAACTTAAAGGCATAATATTGGAGTTCCATTAGTTGTGCTTTATATGTGCCTAGAACTACATAATCACCGTCAACATGACAGCTTTTTTCTATCCTCAACATGATACCACCTCTTGATTAGTTGGACACTTTTTATTAGGGCATATATCGCCCTCTTTTATAGCGTTGCAGTGTTTGCATATGTGTAATGGTTTAAGTGTTGTCATTTAATTAGCCTCGTTTAAAAGCAGACCGCAGAACCCCTAAACTGAACAACATTTTTACGCCTAGCTGTAGGCAGGGTGTTTTTAACTTATCGGTCTGAAAATTTCAAGGACTCTCACCTTGTCTTTTTCTAAGCTCAGGAATCGAACCTGATTAATGCCACATCGTGTGGAAGCTCTAACCAATGAGCTAACCTAGTATTATTATATTATAAGCCTTTTGGCTAATCTTTGCAAGGGGTTAAACGATCATGTGTAGCTTTTAAAATAGCAATAATATCAGCTAATATCATAATACTCATTGGCATTACATATTCAGAACCATTGGGTATAATAAAAATTAGCCAACACTCCAAACTAACCGCATATATATTCGTAAATCTTAATGGTTTAGTCTTTTCCGTGATAAAAATAGCTATACATGATAATATCGCAGTTACCCAAACATACCCAAACACCACATTTGTTAAAATATCGCTCTGAATTATACTATTAACATCTGCATATACTCCACATGTCACAGCAGTGCTTAATAATAGATTGATTATATTTTTCACTCTATACCTCCTTTTAAATAGTCTTCAACTGCTTGCATAGCATCTTTTGCAGACCAACATACAGCACAAAACCAGCCTTGATCTGATAGGTTGTTTAACCATTTCGCCTGCTCTTTGCTCTCTTTATTGTATTTTGATTTCATTTCAATAGCAAGCCCGGTATATCCGTTCTTTTTATAGAAACATAATATATCAGGCACTCCAGCTTTTACACCTTCTTTTTTTAACTTCACAGCCGTTCCTAAATGCCTTCGTCCACCGTTCGGAACTGCCGTTGTAAGCTCAAATAGCGTCGGATACTGAAACATTAGCCAAGTCATGAATACGGTCTGCTCGTCATGCTCTGACGGTGCGCAAGCGTTTGTATTGCGGTGCTGTTTGTAGTGTTTATATTTCATGATCCACATCTTCCAAAGCGTTCTGCTCTGTCTGCTGTACGCCAGAATAGTTGTTGACCATTGCCCGTAAATACGGGTACGCCATTATTAAGAACAGATAGAGACTGCCATCCAGACCTACATATAAAGCTATCACCGTTCCCGCGACCTCTTGAGATTGTCCATTTACAAATGTCTCCGTTGTCGTCTATGCTAAATACTTCATCACCTACTTCTAACCCTTCAAGTTCTGAGATAGGAGTGAAATGTTTTATAAAGTCTTCTTTGTGACTATACCCTTTAAAGCCATCAGAAAATAAAACATACACCATTCTAGGAGTTATTTCAGGTGTTTCATACCTAATAATCTCTACGCCTTTTGGGTGAAGACTTGATTTATATAGCTTCCCTACTTCCGGTGTCCATTGTGGTGCTGACTGTCTCTTTTTTATCTCTAAATCAAGCTCTTGCTGTTCCATACGCTCAAGCTCACGTAGCTTGTTTTGTATAGGTGTCACTATGTTAAAAAAAGTAGCAGGATTATACCATTTGCACAGCTCTGCTAACTGTTCTTTTAATTCACTTAACAGTTGTTTTGTGTCTTTTTCTATTTCATTAAATAATCTTTCATCAGTAATCATTGTTTGAGTCCTCCATTTGTGGTATTGGTAGCCAGTGAGTAACCTCACAATCTTGTATTGTGAAAACATCATCACAACAAACCCATTCTTTTGTATCTTCAATTTCACAAAACCAAGCCTCGCAGATAAATAAACTTGTTTTTATCAATACAGGTTCTTGTAAACCACATGGAAGCTCTTTCGGATACTCACGCCATCTAAGATGTTCTTTTAGCTCTGCAATTTCAGCATTTTTTTCAGATAGTTGTTGTCTATACTCTTCTATTATATTATACTCTTGTGATGTTACACCACCATCTTCAGTCCATGACATTTGATTCCTCTGCATTATTTTTTTCTGACATGATTTATTCTCCTGAGAATTTTTCGATACAGTTTTTTTCTATGCAAAAGCCTCTATCATTTATGTCTGATTTCCATGAGCTACCTAAGTATGCACCACAAACTATGCAAGTATGTGCAGAATTTAAAACTTCATGTATATGCATCCTTGAATAGTCCCAATCTTTTACAAGAGCAGCCCAGTATTGAGATATTTTCGCCATCTCATCTAGCCTTTCTTTAAATTCAGGAACCTGTTGAATCAACATGTCGCATCTATAGAAATCGCTTTTATCAAGAGGGTGAGACATTCTGTGTCCAGCAAGACAATCAATGCCTGACAAAACTGTAGCTATCGTATTGCTAGATACTCCCCTAGCTCCATTTGCGAGCCACAAGATGAAATCGTCTTTAGTTTCTACTTTCACGCTTCCCCCTTCGCCTTAGCGAGTAATGAATCAATATGGCTTATCAACCCTTCAACTTCTGTGTTTAAGTCATATCCACACTTGTCACATAGCTCCTGAAATGTAGCCATTGTGATTCCACAATTAGGACACCACCAGTAGCCAGAGGCTTCGTGGTAGCTATCAGATAGAGCTTCCAACGCCTCCACAAGCTCAGTGTTGATTGCTTTCAGCCTGTCGATCTCGTCATCTTGTTTTAATATGCACATATTTAAAACATCACAAGTGCTATCCATCTCTTTAGCTTCTAATCGCATTTTTAACTCTGCAATCTCAGCATCCTTTTCAGCCAGTCTATCCTTTAGAACATCATATGGGGCACATATTACACGTTTGTTACAGGATAAAACCTGACTATTATCCTCTAGTATGTGAAAATACCTTCCTTCTTTTCCACAATTACATAGTACCTTTTCAAAAAAACCATAATGACTCACTCTACACCTCCATTAATTCTGGTCTGACATGTGTTTAGCTCCTGTTTGTAGTCTTGATAAAAATCTTGATATTCATCTATGTACCCATCACCACACCAATCAGGATGAGCTTTGATCTTGTCAATTACCTTGGCACATTCAACATGAAAGGTTAGAACTTGAAATTCGCCATCAAACATGCCAATTTGTCTTTCATATGTTAACCCTGATTTTATTTGTCCTAAACAAAGCTCACACCAGTGTATTTTTCTTGCTTTATGTTGTTTTGATTTCCAGAAATTCACGGTTTATTCTCCTGTGTTTTCATAGTATTACTGCATAGCCTCCCTTCTTTTAAACCTAAATACATGTCATGGCGTGTATCACCCCTAGTCATCGATTTTACAGGGTTAAACCACCATATTTTACGTATAATTATATCAAGCTTATCATCTTGCTTAAACAGATAACAGAAGTCATAAGTCTCACATCTCAGGTACTGCCATATGTGGCAATACCTCTTATGCCTATCTGCATGTTTACATCTACTGCAAGTATCACTCATATCTTCACCTCTATTGTATTATACCATGCTTTTTTTACTTTGCATGGTTAATTTTATATTTTTTTATTCAAAAACTTCACGTAATTCATATTCTATAACTTCCCAATCATCAGCAATAAACTTTATAGCTGCCTGATTTTGTGAAAAACACAACCTCTCTGGCTTAAAAAGCTCTCTTTGTTTTTGATTAATTCTGATAAAATGATCTATATTATCAGTTGTTGGCATCTTATTAGGATATATTTTACCATTTTTTGACAAATTAGTTCTGTCATATCTCCCCGTTGTAGGAATATAAAATAATCCTGTTGGCAAATGCTTAATCCTGTAAACTTTCATTTTTCCATCTCCCTTTTTATCAAATACCGCTCGTACACACTCAACTTTTCATAGCTCACAACGTCTGACAGTCTCTTACGTAAAAGATAGTAAGAAAACAATAGCAGGGTAACCGAAAATATATAGAGTGCGTTAAAATGGATTATAAAGAGCCGTGTCATTTTTCACCCCTCAACTTGATTGCAAACTTGTAGGCATCTCTCATGAGCCTTGAGCGTAAACATAAACCAGATAGGTAAACGTCTTTAATTTTGTCATACGTAAGCCATAATGTCATGTTGCCTTGTATTACGGTTAATCCATCTTCGTATTCGATTATCTTCATATCAATTTACCTCGCATTATAGTGTTAAATTCTCCATCAGTCACAGGGTCGCCAGATGATACGTTTAAGCTATAAAGAAAGTCTTTTCCTTCTTCATTGGTTATCAAATGACTATCCCTAAGCCAGAAAGCAAGCCTTGCGATTGTAGCGTTCCGGCTTCCTGTGGTATAACATTCATCAAAAACCGTTTGAATAGCTTTTAATAGTCCTTCCTGTGTCTCCGTCTTTGGAGCGTTCTTATATTTAGTTTCGAGTAATTCGTTCCTCCTTTTAGCTCTGTTTTTAGCTCGTTTCAGGTATAAGTTACCGTCTATAAACTCGCTACCTCCTGTTTGCATAATTTCCGAACCTTCGTAACCAGTGTATGTACGTGCATTATCTTTACAAGCCTGATCTACAAAATCAAATGTATGGAATATTTCAGACATCATCATTTTGTAATTGTCACATGAAAGCTTCATTGGCTCTTTGAAAGGTATTATCACACGGAATCTATCGCAGACTATTGCGTTCTTTTCTTTCTGGTGACTCTTTGTTGTAGCGATTATAGCCTTGTAGCCTGTAAAAAGGTTAAACGCATCTTTCAGGCTGTATCCATCGTCAATATCAAGTATAGCAAGGTCGCAGTGAGTGTTTACGTTTTCGCCTTTGCGGTGTCCTTCTTTGAATCCGTGAGCAGAGTAAAACACAGGCGATTTAAATATATCAGCCAGATTGTCAAATGGATATTCAGATGTTTGATAGTCGTAAGTTCTATCAGTTGAAAAGCTGATTAAATATTGTCTATGTTCATCTGGCTTTTCGTATGTGTCTTGCGGTCTGCTTGTGTCGTCTGGAATGACTTTTATTATCTTTTTGAAGTTATTAAAGCCATAATAATTAGCTCCCCAGTTGTCTTTTGCTATAAACAAAGTCCTTTCCTGAGAATCGGAATTTGATTTAAGCTCATAGCAAACACGGCAAGCATCAAGAAACGCACCCGCTCCCCTTGTCTTACTCGGATTATCGTCATTGCCTTTTGTGCTATGATGTATAAGCATAATTGTTTTATGCTCACCTAAAGCCCAGTCAACAAATATCTGCATAAATCCCCTTGCATGGCTGTTATCATTCTCAGAACCGCCAAAGAAAGCAAGCAACGGGTCAAGTATGATATAATCAAACTTGGAAAGCTCGTCTATGACTTCGTAGGACTTTTGAGACTGTACCATTCTACCTTTTTCTGGATATGCAAAAGATAAAGGTGAATCGGTTTTTAAAAACAGTCTATTAGCCACAAGATCAGGCATTATGCACTCATCTTTCATAATTGATTTAATACGATGTGAAAGTAAGCCTTCAGGATCTTCTGTTAGCCACATGCAAACGCTCTTTGTCTGATTTTCAGCAAGATACTTTATAGCACTTCTGATTATTGCGTATGTCTTACCAGTTCCACCCATAGCTGAAAGCATCATTACGCAACCATCTGCAATAGGGATATAATCAGTTGACCTGAATCTAGGAAAGTATTTATCGTTGAGCTCTAAAAAGTTTTTTACCATCCGATAGGTCTCCATTCTTTTTCTTGTTCTGGCTC